CGGTTTGGCACGTCCGAGCATCGGGTTTGGCACGCTAGGACGCCTCAGGCATTCCGCCGAGACTGGAGCGCCTCAGCGCGGGTAGGCCCCTAGCCCAAGCAGCCGCGCATCGCTGAGGCGGCGCGGAGTCAGCCTCCACTCATCGCCCTCGTTCCCGCCGAGCGTCCAGAGGTACTGCCCTCTCACCGTCGCAAGGCGGCACACATGCCGCGTCCAGCCCCCGTCACGCGACAGAATCACCAGGTCGCCAGGCCCGGGCTCATACCGCCCCCGCCGCACGTCCTCGACCCGCCGCCACGTCTTCCGGTCCTTCATGTCGGTCACGAGCTCCGCGCCGCTCACCCGGAAGCCATGCGGGAGCGGCTCTTCGGCATGGGCGGCCACCTTCAGGCACCAGCTCGCGCTGGCGGCGCACCACTCGCCCGCACGCATCGTGACGGGGCGCCCCTGGCGCTCACACACGGCGAAGTAATCGCCGATTCGCGGGCCACCATTGGAGCCCCGCGGCTCCTCCGCTACCCCCTCCACCCATTCGCTCAGCGCCACCGCGAGTGCGCGCTCCCCAAGCGTCCGTCCGACTGCCTGGAGCCCGCCCACCCACCCATGGCTCAGCTCGAACCTGATCTCGGCGGTCAGGTCGCGCTCACTCGCGGTGGTCATGCCGTAGTATCGGCGCGCCGCTTCCGTCGCGCGGCGGGTACGGGGCCCGGATTTCCCATCGTCATCGCGCACACCGCTGCTCGACGTGCCGAAGTCGGCCGGGGCGGCGTGTTCCGGGTGCAGGAGGCACCACGCGATGAGGTGGCGCTGAAGCAGCCGGATCATGGCCTGTACACCGTGCCCCAGATCGCGGCCTCGCCGAACAGCTCCGCCTTGCCTCCATCTGAGGTCAACACGGCTGCGAAAAGGCGGATGTCGTGAAGGCCGTCTCGACTCGCGACGAACCGGCCGGCAAACACCTCGCGCCGGTCGGCAGATTCGAAGATCGAGCTGCGCGTGCCGAAAATCGGCTCGTGAGCATTCGGCTCCGCCGGGTCGTTCGCCTCGAGCCAGAGATCGACGTATTCGGTGCCGGCAATACCAGTGGTCTTGACTCTGACGGTGGCCGTGACCTCCACGACGTCGCCGGTCAGAAGCTCCACCTGCCCGCCGAGCGACGACGCCTGCGGCGGCGGCGGGAACGTCGTGTACTCGAACTCGTCAAAGGCAGCCCCTGCACCCTTGGCGGCGACCTGCTCCAGAGCCACGATGCCGTGACGCACGGACGCGGCCGGAACTCGTCCCTCCGCGTCGAGCGTCGCGAGACCGTGAGCCGGATACTCGCCGCCGGAGTTCGGCAGAACAGAATCCGCGGTCGCATGCTCCCACCTCCCGCCGTGGCTCGACTCGACCACCCACGGCAGAGACTCATCGCGCGACGAGTCGGGATCGTACCGGTAGACACCTCGCCCCGGCACCAACGCCAGCTCGCCCGCCTGCGCTGCGAGCGCTGCAAGCGCCGCAATGTCGGCGACCGCGCGGATCCGCCGCACACCGTCTTCGAGCGCCTCGGTGCGATCTCTCACATCACGGAGATCGTTGCCGAGCGTCTGGGCCGCGGTCGCCAAGAATAGGGTGCGGTTTGCGAGCTGGCGCGCTTGCAGATTGGACGCACCGTCCGGGCCGCCCATCGCGATGGTGTCCGTTTCGATCTGAAAAATGCCGGGCTCCCAAACCGCGGCCTCGGGCAGATTAGCCATGTTCCCTCCGATGGTGGACGTTCCGCGCGCCAGCTGCGGTCGTGCGGACGAACGCGCCGAGGACGCATCGCGCCGGGCGCATGAACTTGATCACGTCGTGGAGCTCCCTCACCCGGCCGACGTCCGCGCCATGCGTATTCGCTCGCGAGCCGTCGTACTTCCAAGAGCCGTCGTACTTCCGCAGCACGTCGCCCGGATACAGCTCGGGATCGCGCACGAAGACGAAGAAGACCGCCCAGTGGCCATCGGCGCCGTGTCGATACGTCCCGTCGTACTTCCAAGAGCCGTCGTAGCGACGCACGCCTCCTTCGACGATCTCGACGTCCTCGTATCCGAGCGCCGCGAGCGCCTCCTCCATCGCAGCTGGAGTGCCACGGCGGCGCATGAGATCGACGCCGCGCGTGAGCAGCTCGCGAGGAGGAGCGCCAATGAACGCGACCTTGTCCACTCCCATCGATCGGGCAAGGTGCGGGAGGGCGCTCTCGTCCACCGACGGCAGGTGCCAGACCAGCACCTTCTCGACACCGATCGTGTCCCAACGATCGAGGAGCGCGACGAGGCCCCGCGCAACCTCGGAGTCGATGCCAGGGGGAACCTTGAGGCGCCAGTCCTCAAGGCTCATTCGCCCTCCGCGAAGCCGGCGAACGTCACGTCAACCCCAGTGCATTGCGCCCACTGGTCGCCCGCTACGGGGGTGGGCGCAGGCAGCAGGAGCTCGACGCTGTAGACCCCCGTCACGCTGAGCGCTGCGATGATCTGCGACGGCACCGGGACGCGCCCCAGCCCACTCGCCCGGTCGAGCGCGTAGGCCGCGGCCTTGGCCTCCGCATCCGCGAGGACGGCATCGACCACCGCACCCCGCCGCAACGTGACGGAAGCCTTGATCTCATATTCCACCGCGGACGCCGCTTGGACTTGCACCGTGTCGCACAGCGGCCGCACCTTGCGGCTCGACACGGCCTCTTCGACGAGGTTGAGGAGTTCCGGCGAGGGCGCGCCATCGCGCGCAAGCACCGTCAGGAGAACCACGCCGGGCTCCGGCGTGGACACCGACACGTCAACCACATCGGGATGCGCACTCTTCGCGTGGAAGGTGTACGCCTCCTCGGGACCGGCGCCCGAAAGCGCCTGAACGGCTAGCGGGAATCGCACGCGCAGCCGTTCGGTATCCTCCGACGCCGCGCCTCCGCTGGTCGTCGTGAGGTTCGTCGCGGCGAGCTCCGCGTCGAGCTGGTCGACGATGTCCACAACCTGGCCCGGGAGGTAGCCGTTGCCGATGGGACCGGTCGCGATTGCCGTCGCGCCCACATCGACCGTCGTCTCGCCGGCAGGGATCACGGCGTCTGCATCGGTGGCGAAGGTCACACGCCCGTCCTTCGTTCGGACCCGTGTGCCTTCTTGGATCGGCGTGGCGACGCCGAGCGGCGATTCCAGGGCAAACCGGACCATCGTTCGCGCTGGCTGTGCCTCGAGCCGCGTCAGCCCGACGATGCCACCGAGGTGGTCAATCATCGGGAAGCGCGCGTACGTGGGCAGGTTCTGCTTCGCGGCTTCCTGGATTGCGATGCGAATGAGCGATTCGCGATAGGCGATCAGATCGATGATCTGGGCTTCGAACTGCGCCGGAACCACCGCCCGGCCAGTTTCGGCCTCGTACTTCGCAAGGCATTCGACCCGCACCTGCTCCGGGTCGCGGTCGATGAAGTGAGGCTCGGGAAGGAGCAGCTCTGCCATTACACCCTCACCACGGTGCGCTGCGCGGCCATGTCAGTGCCGGCGGGTCGCCAGTAAATCTCGAGCTCGAAATGCCCATCGTCGCTCGACGGCATCACGATCGTCTCGAGGACCTCGACGCGCGGCTCCCATCGACCTAACGCGCGCTGGACTTCCGCTGGCGCACGCCCACGCACAACCGTCACCGGTGCATCGACGAGCTCGTCGAGACGCGAGCCGAGCTCCGGATTGCCGGCGACCGATCCAACGGGCGTCGAAAGCACGATCGCGATCGATTGATGCAGCTCCGAGAGTCCCTCGACCCTGACGTTCGGATCCGCGAGAGATGGCTGCCACTGACGCACGGCCGTCACGGTGCCGTCCTATCGGTCCTGGCACTAGGCGGACCAAGTCCGCTCAGGCGCTCCTCAGGTGCTTCGCGGCAACGTTGCCGGGCGAGTAGCCAGAGGTCGCAGTGCCAGTGGTACCGGTCACGGGACCGCCACCAGACGGGGCGACGAGGAGCCCCGCTGCATGGGTGTGCGAGTCGAGGGCCTCCCGAATCGCCTCTAGCTCGCGCCGCACAGCATCCGCAAGAGCCACCGGCTCCGCCGCACCCGCGAGCTCCACCCGTCCGTTTTCAGGCACGACGATGCGCATCACGTGCGTCTCGCTGTCGTACTCGACGACACCGCCGTCACCAAAGTGGTAGGCGCGCACCGTTCCCTTGGAGGAGGGCGGCTTGTCGGCGTTCGAGTAGAGCGCGCCGAGGATGCACCCGGACTCCTCACGCTCGTCGAGGAGCACGGCGACTTGGTCCCCGATCGCCGGCAAGTCTTGATGCTTCGCAACGTGGGCGGCGCGAACGAGGACCTCGAGCCAGGGGCTCTCAATGCCGTCTCGGTCGGGAAACGTGACGCGGACCCTGTGGGTGGCCGGATCGACCGCGGACACGAGACCACGCCTATACACAGGTCACCTCCACTTCCGTCGTGTATCCGCCGCTCCGGGAGATGCGGTGTGTCGACTTCTGGACGAGGAATCGGCCGGACACGCGACCCATCCCGGTCAGCTCGAGCGTTGTGCCAGCGACGACGCGCGGATTCCCACGCAGCGAAAGGGACCCGGTCACGCGCAGCCGGTTCGCTTCGGTGAGCTTCGCCATGGCTTTCGCCTCCGCTTGCTCGAGCGACTCGGCTCGTTCCTGAATGCGGAGCACGCGACCGCTGATCTCCGCACGCGTGCCGGTCGCGGTCGAGCCATACCCAGCCTCCAGGGCGGCGCGATAGGTTTCCGGGCCAGCAATCCCGTCAACGGTGATGCCAGCGGCACGCTGAAAGCTCATCGTCGCGGACCTGGTTTTCGGCCCGAAGATGCCGTCCAGGCCGCCGGTGTCATATCCGCGCGACACCAGAAATGACTGCCACGCGCGCACATCGTCGCCGCGCATGCCCTGGCGCAACGTGCGCGTCGGGAGTGCGAGCTCTGCGGTGCCTGACCCGCTCCCAAGGACCACGCGCTCACGCGCGTGCGGCGCGTAGACCGTGACCTTCCGCAGCTCCTTCGTTGCAGGGTCGAGGAATGTCAGCTCGCACGCGACATAGGTCTCCTGAGTCGTGCCCTTGAGGCTGTACGAAAGCAGCTTCGTGCGATCGATCACGACGGCGGCAGGCGCGGCTTCCAGGCGGGCGATCTCGTAGAAAACGAGGCGAGGCGGGCGAATCGAGAACGCGTAGCCGTACTCGTCGGCCACGCGCCGCAGGAAGGCGAGTGTCGTCTCCGCCGTCTGCGTGACCCGACCGATACGGATATCGGCGACCTCGCCGACGAGCTCGAGCCCGAGCTCGCGGGCGATGCGCTCGGCGATTTCGCGCAGCGTCGTGCTCTCGAAGGCGCGACTCACCTTGTTGCGCAGGTCTGGCGATAGAGGCGCCGCGAGCGCGCCGATCGCCACCGTATCGGGTGGACCGCGCATCTCCACCTCATCGACCGCAAAGGTGCCGCAGTCGAGCAACGGCTCGCCGTCGTAGCCGAGCTTCAGCGTCAGGCGGTCGCCCCGCGAAGGGAACCAGCCTTCACGCCATCGCCCCGCCCGATCCTCGACCGTGATCTGCAGCTCGTCGCTCGAGCCTTTCAGGTGATCGACGTACTCCGCCGAAAGCACCATCGGTGCGAGCTCGTCGGTGACGTCGACGCCTTCGTAGGTGAGGTGCCAGACGGGGCGAATATCGCTCACGTCGCACCTCCACGCTTCCACGGGGGCACGCTCGGATCGGCGAGCACGGGTGTCTCGCGAACCGGCACGCGGAGCTTGATTCCGCCGGGCAGGACAGCGCGGATCGGTACGTGGGGATTCGCAACGATGATAGGCTCGTACGCGTAGGCGTCGCCGTACATCTTGAAGGCGATCAGGTCCCAGCGGTCGCCGTCTTGGGTGACGTACTCGACGAACTCCTGCGCCATCAGATCCTCGCAATATCCGGCGGGCTGACGTCGGCCGGGTCGCCGGACGCGTCCTCCGCCACCGGCTCGGTCACGGTGTCCTGCGCGGTGGTCACGAGCGCCGCCGGACGCGTCTTGACCTCGACCTCCACGCCCGGGTCGCGGAGGGTCAGATCGCAGTACGCGGCGATGATGCGGCCGTCGGGGAACGTCCAGACGGGGCGATCATCTACGTTCTCGATGACGTAAGTGCCCCAATAGCCGCCGCTCGTGGTCCAGAGCTGAAACACCTCGGCGGCATCGGCGATCTGGCGCAACCGTGTGATGGTCGGCCGAGGCGCGATGAACTCGACGTGAAAGAACAGCGAGAGCGTGAACTCGCGTGATGCCTTCCCCGTGAACTGCTTGCGCGCTTTCGACTCGATGACTTCGTGCGTCGCCCACGACCAGGAATCGCGCCCTGGCGCGCTCCGAATCGCGATGGTCGGGATCTGAATGAGGTCACCGAAGTGCAGCATCAGGTGAACGCGGCGCGCGCCTCCCTCGCTTGATGATTCTGAACGGCGGACGCGAGCCGACGCGCATTCGCCGGGTCACGTATCCACGCCTCCAACTCCTCGACAGCACTTCGCGAGCCGCCGCCAGCAAAGTTGAACGTCACGTGCATGGTCACAGGGCCAGTGCCGCCTGCGCTGGTCGGCGCCGCGCGAACTGCGGCGAGCGCCGAGGGCGAAGGCATCGGGGCGAGCGGCGGCACCTGGGCACGCGTGAGCACCGCCATGGCATCGCCCGCAACGCCTCGCATCGCGTTCACCAGCGGGGCCGGTCTCACGGCCTCGGCCACGGTCTCGACTAGCTTCACCCTGTGCAAATCGCGAAGTGGACCTTCTTTCGCCGGGCTGAACGGCAGCAGGTTGCGGACCTTGCCGACGATCGATTTCATCGCCTCGACGGGCTTGGACGCCATCGAGGTGATGCCCTCCACGATGGTGTTGACGATGTTCGAACCGGCATCGAACAGGCTGAAACCGAACAGCCACTCGCTCACCGCGTTCAGGCCCTTCGCGATCCACGCCAGAGGCGAGAACGTTTCGATCACCTTCACGATGCCGTTGACGAAACCCTCGTTGAAGGCGCCCTTGATCTCTCCCCAGATGCCCGTGAAGAAGCCGACGACCTGGCCCCACGCTGCGCTCACGGCATCGCCTGCGGACAGGAAGGCCGCCTTGATATCGTTCCACAGGCCAGCGAAGAACTCGCTGATTGGCTCCCAGTAGATGTAGATGAGCGCCACGGCCGCGATGACGGCGGCGACGATCCAGGTGATCGGGTTCGCGAGGAGCGCGGCGGCAAACGAGAAGGCGCCGGCTGTCGCGGCCGCAAGGCCGGGGACTACGGACGCAAGGAGGGACGCGCCCATCTTGACGGCACCCACGATCATCCTATCGACGCCCCGGGTGGCGTAGAGGATCGCCTGCCCCGTCAGCCTGGCGAAACCGGCGGCGGAGGTCGCAAGGGATGCTGCGAGATTGCCCGTAAGCGACGCCGCCATTCGCGCATTGCCCGCGACGAAGGCCGCCGCACCTCGCGCACCGTGCGCCACGGCGGACGCCGTGAGGCGCCCGATCGATGCGATACCAGCCGCGGTGCCGGGCATCAGTTGTGAGAACAGCGACGCCGCCATCCGGCCCGACGCGGCGACGAACTGACCGGCCCCTCGCGCTACGTTGCCCAGGGAGCCGGCAAACTTGGAGGCTGGGCCGTCTGCTTTCCCAAGCCATCCGACTGCCTGCAACGTGTGGCCACTCACGCTCGCGATGGCGCCGCCCGCCGAGAGGACCGGCGTGATGACGCTGCCCGCCGCCGCGCCCATGACGGCGATCGTCCCCGCTGTTGCGACCAGATTCGGATGCTCAGCGGCGAACTTCGAGACGGCCTGGACGAGGTCCGTGACGTGGGGAAGGAGCTCCTTGACGGCGGGGAGGAACCCCTCGGCGAGCTCGGCCTTGAGTGCTTTGAGCTGCTGCTCGGCTTTCGCGAGCTGCCCTGCGGTTGTGTTCTCGAACACGCCGGCCGCCGCGGCGGCGGCGCCAGCACTCGCCTTTATCGCACCAAGAGCGTCGGTCAGCCCTTCACTCGTTCCGAGCAGGTGTTGCAACGCGAGGGACGCCCCCGGGCCGAAGGCTTGCTGCATAGCCGCGGCGGCGGCGGGAGTCATGTCTCTGACATTGCCGATCTGGCGCTCGAGCGCGCCGAGAGTGGATACGAGGTCCACGCCGCCATCGGCTGTTCGCGCAATCTCGAACCCGAGCGCGGACGACGCGCCCTCGAGCGCAGAAAGAATCTCGGCAAGCGCCTTCCCACCTTCTCCGCCCTTGATGCCGGCCCCCTCGAGGGCCCCGAGTCCGGTGACGAGCTGCTCAATCGATACCCTGTAACGCGTCGCAGCTGGCGCCACCTCCTTCAGCGCGTCCGGCAAGCCGCCGAGGTTTTCCATCTGGAACACCTGCTGCGCGCGCGTCATCACGTCGCCGAGGCGCGCGAGCTCATCGGCTGCCGGTCGCGTCTTGTCGCCCAACTGCGAGTAGACTGCGCCGAGACTGTGCGCAATCGCGGTCGCGTCGCTCAGGGTGGCATTGGCCACCTGCATCGCCACCGCCGCGCCGGAGATCGCATGCGCCTCGTCGAGCCCGGCGCCGATCATCTTCTGCGTTGCCGCGACATACGCAGCCGCGGAGCCAACGTGGGTTTTCTGCCAGTCGAGCGCGGCGGCTCGCACCCTACCTAGCGACTCGCTGACATCGCCCTCGAAGGGGCGCATCACCGTGCCGAGGCGAGCCAGCGACGTTTCGACTTCGATTGCAGGCTGCGCCAGCTCGTGAAGCCCACCCTTGAGGCGTTCGGTAAAGTCGGCGACGTTCTCGCGCGCTGCGCGAAGGCTCTCGCCGACCCCAGTCAGCTTTTTGCCTGCCTCCCCCACGGCGGCGAATGCCGAAGTGATCCCCTTCAGCGGCGAGGTCGCCTTGTCGATGACCGACAAGACCATCGACAGCTTCATCTCGCTCGCCATCGGTCTCCCTACTTCTCCTGCGGCATGCGCTCACGCAGGTGCCGCTCGCGTTCCTCGCAGTACCAAACGAACTCCCTCCACGCGCCGACGAGCTCCCCCTCGTCCAGCTCGTCGATCACGTGATAGGGGACGCCCCCGTCAATCTGCAGAAGCGTCAGATGCTGCGCTGTCAGGCGCTCTTTTTTTTTCGTTCACGTACATGAGCAGCTCGAAGACGTCCGCCTGCGGGAGTTCGTCCACGTCTTCGATCGTCAGCGGCTTGCCGTTGTAGAGCGCCTTCACCGCGATGAGCCCGTAGTCCACCGCGAGGTCGTCCTTCTGCCCAAAGGCGGCCGCCATGCGAGAAGCCATTCGGATGTGCTTCCCCTTCGCGTGACGCAGGATCTGCGCCTTCGCGCCCGATGGGAGCGTGATCTCGAACCGGTCCTCCGTCATCGCCGCGGCGATCGCCGTTCGCGGGCGCGGGCCGTCGAGGGTAAGGTTATTCGGGTCCATATCAGCCTCCGAGGTTCTTGTTGTAGGCGGCGAGGACGTCCTCGCCGTTGACCTTCCAGACGTTCTCGAGGACGTCGATCTCGACCAGCTCGACGCCGTTGCGAGTGACCTTCACGTAGGTCGTCGCGAGCTCGTCCTCGGGCTCCTGGCCCGTCTGCGCGACGATCGTCCCGAGCGGGGTCTTCTTCCAGCGCACCGTGAGGTTCACGACCAGCGGCACCTGTTCGACACGCCCACCCGCCTCGAACGACTCGTGCGACGCGCGCACTTGGAGCTTGTGGGCCTGGAACGGGTTGGCACCGAGCGTGAGCTGGTCTGCGTAGAAGCCCGCCCACTTGATCTTCGTCGTCATCGCCTGCAGCCCGGTGGGCAGCTCGATGGCGCCCACCATGCCCAGGCCAACGTGCTCTTCGGTCTTCACCGCCACGTCGGGCAGGACGATCTCCTTCGCCCTGCCCAGGAGGCTGTTGGTCCCGTCGATGTACACGTTTGCATTGAAGATTTTGGAGACTCGCATGTCAGAACCTCAGCAGCGTCGTGTCCAGGACCGACTTGTAGGTGATGCGCTCCGCGGGCGGGGGCGGGCAGAACGTCTTCGTAAAGACGATCTGTCCTGCTGCGAGCTGCTGGGACGGGTTGTCCTCGGCGAAGAACTCCACCCGTGACCCGGGCAGCAACGCCTTGCGGTTGACTAGGGTGCGAAGGAAGGCGTTCACGTCCTCGAGGATCGCGTTCACCAGCACGTCGGTCACGGGACCGTCGATGTGCTCGAGCGCCGCCAGCTCGATGGCCTCGTCGACCATGTCGATGGTTCGTCGAACCGGGATGAATGTCGTGATGCCATTCGAGCCCGGGAAGGCAGAGGAGTGATTTCCCCAAGTCCGGATGCCGGCGCCGTAGCCCGTGAACACGGTCACGATCCCCGCCGCGTTCAACATCCCGACGTCACAGTTGGGATCATTGACCGCGGCCGTGAGTGGCGTTTCGAGCCCGTCGACGCCGAGCATCTTCTTGTTGCTCGGCGAGTGCCAGTACCCGAGCTTGGCGTCGGTCGCCGCGATGGCTCCCGCGAGAAACTGCGAGTAAGGCTCGAGGTTGTCTCCAACCTTCAGGTGCGGATAGCAGTAGATGACGCGCTGGTCCGCGAGGGTGAGGTCGATCGCGCCAGCCTCACCGCGCGCCTCGATCACCTGGTCGCGCGTCGCACCCACCGGGCAATCGGCGAGTGCTACGGCCCGCAGCTTAGTCTCCTGCGTGAGTGCGGTCAGAGCGGTCGCGACCTGTTTCTGCGACGAGAAGCCCGGCGCAATGAGGACCTTTGGGCCAAACCCGTAGAGGCTCGGCGCGTCCAGCCATGCCTGCATGCCCGTGCGCCCCGCGAGCCCGGTCGTGCCAATGATGTCCGACGCGGTGATGGTCTCCACGCCGGTGCTCTTCGTGTAGTAGATCCACACGTAGCAGCTCGACTCGCCAGCAAGGGCGGAGCCAGGCACGACGTTGATCGTCAGCTTGTTATCGCCTACGGCCTCGGGGTCCCACGTCCACGTGAAATCGTCGCCGAGCACGAAGAGGCCGCTGCCGTCCTCGTTCTTGGTGATCGCAACGTCGACGATCTCCTTCAGGTCAGTGGGCGCCTCCGGGGGCGACACGAGCGAGAGAGCGCCCTCGCTGATGGTCGCGGCGACCGCGGGCAGCGGGTAATGCGTGTTGTCGTCCTCGCCGCTGAAAACGTTCACCACGAACACCGTCCCGGCGCCTTGCTTGAAA